AAAATCGAGGTCACCATCGCCGTTCACGCTGAAGTCCGTATCCTCAGCGCAAACGGTCGTGGCGATATTACCCATGACATTATCGGTCAGTGCGCTACGAAGATACATCGTTCCAAAAGTTTTGCTCCCGCCCGTGAGCGCGAGCGTTCGTTTCACAATCGGGTACCGCATCTTCATCACGTTATCGTCGCCACCACTCAGTGGTGAGCCCGAAACCGTCATCCAACTACTCGACTGTGTCGCCACCACCGTTATAGCGTTTCCAGCAGTGCCAGATGTCGTAGCTTGTATCGTAACCACAGGCCGGTTTTCTGTAGATGCAAAGACACCTGAAACCGCGTTGTTGATCGCGGCTGCTATATATCTGGCTTGCTCGACCTTGTCCGTTGAGGACTGAAAGGAGTTTGCTGATTCGAGGCTTGGCACCCCGTTGCTCGCCACTAAAGGTACGTCTATAGCAGACCCAGTGCCACCGGCTGCAACAGGTACGTTAATCGTCACCTTGTCACCCACCGTTTGCGCTGAACCCGATGTAACGGTAATGGTTGCGGAAGCCTTGGCCTTCTTTCGCTCGCGTGTCTCCGTGTACACAATGACGGCATCAAGGAGCGTAAATCGGTCTAAGAAGCCCGGAAGGTGTTCTGGTAATAGCGTGAGCCCCATCGCGCCTTCAGCGTGCTCTCCGTAGAGTTTAAAGCGTTCTGGATTCGTTCTTGCGCTCGTGACGATAGCGCGAACCTCTTGGCTACTGTGGTAGATAACACCTGTGCCGTTGCAGGCAGGGCACGCAACCCGCGTCTCTCCAGTAAAGCCTGTCTTCAGATAAGCAGCGACACCTTCGTTTGCGGTCACCTTTATGTTGCAGGGGCAAGTCGCTGCTTGTTCCCACTTCAAACGTAGACCGTGCGAGAACAGTAGCTTCTTAAATTCCTCTGGTCGGAAATCGACTCTTGGCGACAGCTTTGCTGGGGTATCTACCGGCAGAAGCATTAGATCACCATCATGTTCTTGCCGCGATAACGCTTCCGAAGCTGTGGCAAGAGTGCTTTAAGCTCCCGTTCATATTGAAGAATCCGACTACCATAGCCAGCGTTCGTAGCCGATGCCGTCGTGCCAATTGTCTGGCTCAACCCATCGACAGAAATCGACTTGTTCGCGATGCCTGCGCCCGCAATGAGGTCACCGGCAACATCAAGAGGGAGTAAGGCTGCCTTCAGAGCTATCGCATGGATAAGGTCTTTTGGAAGACTGGTAAACCCCGCCGTGTAAGTAATCTCCCACCACAACGGCATGTACTCCACTGGCATAAACACGTCGCCAATAAGCAACGGTACACCGGATGTAAACGCAAAACTACCCATACTCGATGGACCCGGAATGACCTGAAGCTGGCCACCTATCTCCGAAGATATGTGAATCCAATCTACCGGGAATGTTACCCCGTCGAAAGACCCGTAGCGTGCCTTTAACGACGTAACAGATTTTATCGGACGCTTATTTACGTGAATTAACCAGAATGCGTTGCGATCAATATCACGCGCATCGTAGCGTTCCGTGAAGGTGGCATCATCGAACACCACCTCAAGGTCTGCTTCTAGCCAAGAAATGGCTGCATCAATACTCTGCTGATAAAGAGAGTCGGGGTAGGCGGTGCCATCATCAAATGTCAGGTCAACACCAGCTAAAAAGTTGGTCTTGAGAAAGCTGACTGAAACTTGATCTGCGATGGCCACCGCCTATCTCCTTATTGACTAAGACTATGCGTCAGCGATTGTGATTCCGTTCGTCGTCGCGTTCGAGAACCCGGTCACAAGCCACTGTGTGGCACTAATGCAGGTCAGGTCGATGTTGTCACCCGCCTCTGTATCAGCGCCGAAGGTGATGGCATCATTGCTGCTGTTGTTGGACGCCGCTCCGTGGTTAGAGTCTGGAGAGGTCCAGCCACCGACAAAATGCACCGAACCGTCTGTGGTCGCTGTTTTCACAGTGCATACAGCCGAGGCGTAGTTGCCTGTCAGAACAATTTTGTAGTTCAGGCCAACAGATGGCGTAGGCAGTACGATTGCGGCTGCGTTCGGTGCCATAAGCACCACGCTGCCAGACTGTGCGTCTGTGAGAGTCGTTGTGGTGCTCGCAGGCGCAGACACAGTGCTGAGAACTGGGTTTTCGTGGTCTGTGCGAAGCTGTTGCACACGCTCGCAAAGACGTAATTCGTAGAGGGCAGGGTCAGTCGCGTCAATCGCCTTGGCTTTCGCGGCTGTCATGTTGGTTCCGGTAGGATCGGCCATGAGAATTCTCCTTATTTTTTCTTAGGCTTTGCAGCCGCTTTTTTCTTTGGGGCAGCCTTTTTGGCTGCTGGATTTTTCTTCGGCGCAGGTTTTTCTTTTGGCTTCGCATCGGGCACTCGCGAACACGAATAGCCGGGAATACCTAGCAAACGTGTTGATGCTGGCTCCGACAATTCAGGCGACAAAACGCCTTCTCCATCAATCTGATAGGTTTCAGAGCCAACCACAACAGTGCTGTTGCGAATTGTTTTATGTTTCCAGATTACCGCCATCGGTACTTCCTCCCAGGTTAATTAACACTAAAAGCACACAAGCAGCCGCCTCCCCCGCTAAGAAGAGGCGGCTAACTCATAGTACTATAACATCAAGGATTAGTCTTGATGTTACGGATAAGCCAGTTCTTGGTCGGAACTTTGATGTTTAGCGCACCAAAGAGCATGAGCAAGAATGGTTTAGTGGTCTTCACCTCTGCAAGAGGACGACGGATGAAGTCGAGAAGTTTTACCCACTCGATTACATCTGGAGTCATCTGAAGAGCATACGCCTTGGACATGCCAGGGCGGTGAAGGTTGTCATCGTTGAATGCGGTGTCACTACTGGTATCCGCTTTCTTGACGTTGAAGGCCCACTTTGCATCAGCGTGGACGCCGGTCGTGCTGCGATAAATCTTGTAGTACAAGATACTTGCAGTGTTCTCGGAGCCGCTTACTGGTGTAGCAAGGGCGTCATCGTTAATACCAACGGATACTCGCTCACCAGCAGCTACTGTTATAGCAGCCGACACAATCGGTGCTGACTTACCGCCCTGTCCTACTGCTACCGCGTGGTAGTAGTAAGTTCCGGCATCGCCGGAGAGGAACAGGGAAGAAGCGTGAGTTGCAACGGTAGGGGTGTTGAAAGCAGAAGGTGCTGTCGGTGCAGTACCAACAGCGGCTGCGTTCGGTGCACCTTCTGGGTACAAGAACGGGCAACCAACTACAGGTACGGAACCAGTACCGTAAGGCACCGAGATGCGGAGGTCGGAACGACCGAAGGTCATTGTTCCCTGTCCCGTGCCCATCATGTCGTGGCGACCATAAGCAGTAGCCTGCTCAATAAGCTGCGCGTGTACGCGAGGCTCAACGAGAACTACGGATGGCTTACCGAAGTTTGGCTCGGCATAGGAGCCAGACAGGATTTCCTGCAACTTCATTGGAGTAAGGTCATCACCAGCAAGGTTGCTGACATTGTTAGGAGCGCCATCAGCCATCTGCTTATCGATACCATCGAATGCAAGTGGGTTGATGCTGGAGTCAGCGATAAAAAGCTGCTTCTCCAACTTGCTCAAAAGAGAGATGGTTCCACGCTCGGTGGCTTCAGCAATAGCGTTTGCGTTATTGCCGATGATTCCGACCATAGAGGCCACGTCAGTAACCTCTCGCTTTTCCATGAGGTACTTGATTCGCAGACTCTTTCTTTCGTAAGTGCTGAGGGATTCATATCCACCACCACCTTCCACGAAGAATGGGTCCATATCTCCACCATGCTCATTTACAACGGTGTACTCATGAACGGTTTGAGAAACTGCGCGTTTAGGCAGCATTTTCCACAGAACGAGTTCGTCCATAGTGAAAGTTTTTGAAGCGAGAGTCGCCTCAATAGATTGAGGCACCAGTGGGCTAAAGGTGGTGTTGCCGTCTGGTGTTTGGCTGGCTGGTGTCTGGTAGCCAGCCGCTGTGGCCTTGCGGAGAGCTTTGTTAAGCTCATGCAAGTCCTTCACCGACACTAGGTCGTTTGCTTGGGGCATTGAAAGCATAATGAAAGCCCTCCTTAGTTAAGATGGTAATTGCTTACGACTTCGTTAATGTCAGCACCAGACTCCAAAAGCGAAATGGCTTTCGAGAGTTCTGCTTGCTTCATTGGCTCAGTCGAAGTTTCAAGAAGTGTCAGGCCCTTCTGGATGAGTCCGGCGCGGTCAAGCTGCACTGGAGCGTCACCTGGGTGGGGAACTGCCTCTAACGTGCCTGTAACGGATTTACGTTCAGGAGTAATGGCAAGACCCTTTTGGACCTCTTTGGTTTCGTTCTCTAGGTCACCGACTCGACCACTAAGCGCGTTGATGCCCTTAGCGATGTCGCGGTATACAGCAGTCATCTCAGTGATTGCGCTTGCCAACACTGTGTGCTCGTGGCGAATCTCACTCAGAAGGCTGTCTGCGCCCTTTGTGATTGTGTCGAGAACGTCCGTTACATCAACGTAGTCCTCTTCTTCTGCGAGAGCGACTTCGTCAAAGCTAAGAGACTTGGAAACTTCTTCCTCAATCTCTTCGGCTTGAGCTAGTGCTTGCTCAGTTGATACTTCTTCTTTAGCGATATTCATCGCTTTCTTAACGGCTTCGAGTGCTACGTCGAGTGCTTCTGGATCTACCGCTGGCTTGTAGTCGATGTCATTCTCGACTGTTCCAGCGTCAATCGCGGATTTTACTACGCGATCTACTTCCCCGTCCGCAAGCACGCCGTTTAACTCCTCTCGGAGTTGCGTTGCCTTCTTCATTAGAGGACTCCCTTTTTTCGTAAAAAGTCTGTTACTATGGAATGTGCGTCTCCAAAATTGAGCGTTGGAAAGCTCTTTAGAATACGCAGCGCAATCAGGTCTTCCTCTTTCAAGCTCTTCAAATACGCTTCAAGACCACGAGCCCCGAAGGTGGCAGTTGAAACTGAGCCTTCCAGAGATTGTGCGACCAAAGGTGCTATAGAGCCGCCCTCACCGGCTGGGGTTTGATAGCCGACAGAGGCGGCGCGGGCGAGGAGTGATTGCGCTAGGATCTCCAAACGTGCGTCTGGATGAATCGGGTGAGCAGTTATCGCAACATTGAGAATACGAGCTTTTTTGATCGTCTTCCCTTCGCGCTCTAACACCTGACCCTCGATGGAAAATCCAAGCCGTCGGTTTGATTCCGACTTCTGTAGACTTACCGCCGTATTGTAAATTTCTTTGGCCTTAGCCTTGTTCATCAAGAGACGGCCCTCTACGCGAGTTGCGTGGGTTCCGTTGATTTCTACGGGTTCAACCTTGTCTGGGTACCCTAGAACATTTTCAGGCCCAGCCGCGTGCTCCCAGTTGAACCAACCCTTGCTCAGGAAATAGTCCCAGTCGAGGCCCTTCTGTACAACCTGCTCGCCCTGTTGGTCTACCGTCTCAGTTGAAACAACACCGGAGATACGACCACTAGGACTGCTTTCGGACTCACCCTTTTCGACAACGTCGAACGGGGTCCATGCGCTGAATACGTCGATATTATTCTCGTACATAAATCACCAAAACAAAAAAAGGCACAAAAACCACACGGATTCTCGCGCCCCTAAACTACGGGCCTCTCTGCACATTCTTGTCCGGGCCAAGATCGGTGTCAAGTATTTAATCTTGTCCCGAAGACCACTCGTCTTGCCCTGTCACCCGGTACGCTACGACCTCTACCGTGGACACCCTCTTAGCCTCTCCCTCCTTGAACCATCCACGCCACGGAAGGAACACGATTATGTCCAGAAGGTAGGTAAGACCTATCAGTGCAGGGCTCACCGCGCTCTGCTGCATCACATGCACGCACTCATGGAACACAATTAACTCGTGTCTTTGTTGGATAAACACGTACCCGAGGCACGCCATACCACCGATCCCATTCCTCTCCATCCAACACCTAAACCAGCCTCGTGGTTCAAGATCTAAATACGGGGTCCACTTCGACACGGGAAACGCTTCGTTTACCTGATCGTTTACTGCGTCCTTACAGAGCCCGACTCGCTTAATTTTACCAAACAACAGCGCAACCGGAAGGAACATCATAGTCAGAAGTACGTTTAACCAGATGAACATGGCTGCTCCAGAGGTAGAAAAAGAGGAAGTAGAGTGTCGCTTTTACAATTGTGACATCTCAACTCAGCTTGTCCACTTTTTCTTACCACTAAAAGCCGACTCCGAACGTGTATCTTTAGGCGTGATTTAACCCAGACGCCCAAGCGAAAACCGCAGTAATCGCACACAATTGCTGTATCCTTTGGGGGCTGGGCTGGCTGCATTAGGCACGGCCTATTGATTTGAGCAGGTCTGAGAAGTTAGTGAAGCCGCCTCGCGAGATAGAGCCCGGAGTGTGAATGCCCGCACCAATTTCAAACTCTAGCGTTGCCCTGTCCCAGTCATCTGGAGAAATGTTGCCCCAATAAGTCCTTCCCTGAAACGCATCAATAGCCGCTTGCGCTGCTTGCGTTTTTCCGCTTATCCGTACCCACCCCCAGGCGGTCCCTGTTGAACCACGAACGCTAACGTCCTTCGCTGGCAAACCAGTCGCCTGAACGATAGCTCGCTTAACGCGCTTGGTTACCTCTCGCCTGCTCTGCGGGGCTTCCCAGCCTGCTGTTCGAGCCGCGTGAGCATCCTGGGCGGCTCTTTGTTCGGCCTCTCGCTCTGCTTGTTCCCAAGCATCGGCCTGTGCTCTTCTTGTTTCGGATAGTTTGTCTAACTCTCTCTTAGACTTTACTTGAGGAGGGTCGCCCCCTGCGATGTCGTAGCCACTGGCAATTCTTTGATGGTCCCGCACTAGCTGAACCATGTTCTTATACGACTGCGCCCGCTCGTGCGCCTGCTCGCCTGTCTCTTCACCCCTGTCACGTTGGTTAGCCTGAACCGCCGACCAATATTCTCGACCCCTGTCGGACTGGTAATAATGAGAAATCGCAGTCATGTGATCTACCAGATTTACGTCTTCGCCGCCCGATGTAACGTCCAGACGGTTGCCAAAGAACCGATTGCCCTCAAGTTCAGCGTAGACCTTTGTCTTAAAGTAGCCACCACCAAGACCGTACCGCTCCCTATGGTGGTCGGATATTTCCTGCAATTTGGCGTTAAGCTCATTGACTGATGCGAACTCTTGGCCGTCTTCTACAGCACCACTTTCTGACCACTCGATGACGAATTTAAGCGAGTCCGGGTCCAAGGCATTTTCGGCATACGTGAAGATGTTCTCGTTGGCCTTCTGCTCGCTGGTGTTGTTGCTTCGCAACTCAGCGTCCAGGCGATTCTCTTCATGCGCTTGGCTTACGGGCGTGGTTGCTTCAGGCATCGTCTCGAAGTTGTCTTCGGATGTGCCCTCATTGTTGTAAGCTGCAATAGCCGATTTGACCTCCTCTAACTTCTCCCTTTCCTCCCTGATCTGTGGCCCTACCTCGGGATGCTCACGGCCAATCATTGAATTCGACGGAAGGTCTACCGAAACCAAGCCCACCCTCGCGCTTAGGGCTTCTTCATCGCGCCGTATCTGATCCCTCATCGCGATTAAGTCATCTAAGTCGCTAGAGGCGAACGGCTTTATTTTGTAACCCCGCCACTCTCTTACACCTAGCGCCGCAAGAGCTTCATTTAGGCGGTCAATTTTCTCCTTGGCACTCTTAAAGGCTGGCTTAACGTGCCTATAATGGGAATGATTGACCGCGTGGTCCATAATTTCCGAGTGTGACGGCACGTTAAGCTCATTAAGTTTCGAGGCGCGAACAACGTCCACGTCTCTGAGAAGCTGCTTCTTCGCGCTATAGTGCTCTTGAATCGTCTCGAAGTTGTCTTCGGATACGCCCTCATTGGCATCCCACATGCTGACATCAACACCCAGGGCTTCGAGGCGGGCCTTCAGCTTCACCTTGTCGGTTTCGGTGCCGGTGCCGGTGGTTCTGTACCCGATCATCACATAGGGGTTGTCTCGCATCGCAACTGCGAGCTTTTTGATCGACTCAAGGGAGAAGTCCTCGATCTGGTCGAGAAATAGGATGCCCCCCTGCGCTTGGTCAAGTTCACCGAGTAAACCTTGTGTCGATGTTGTGTGGTGTGGGGCTCGTAACGGAGTCCCTGGCTCTTCGCTCGCAAGCCGTGAAGCATCGCTCACGGTCATGGCCATTACTTCTCGGGCTCTACGGTGCCCGATGGACTCCTCATCAGGCATCGTCTCGAAGTTGTCTTCGGACTCCGTTGGTGCGGAGCCCACGATTGCGCGAGCAGCCAACTCTCCATCGATCTTCGCAAGAAGTTGCTGAAGAATTTGCTTGCGTGACGGCCCCTTCTTTTCTGCTGTTACGGGTGCTCCCGAGCGTTTCTTTGAGGGCTTCTTTTTCTTTGCCCCCGGAACAGGCTTCTTTTCCATCGCGGCCAGTTCGGCCTTTATCGCATCCCTAAGCATCTCAAGCTGTGGCGTTTCCAGATCGTAGATGAGCTTCTTTTCTGCCGCTATGAGGTTATCCTCTTTGTCGTGGTGCTCAGAGAAAAAGCCGACAATCTTGTTCAAGAACGCGCCCATCCGCGATTTCGGTGCCTTCTTCTCAGCATACGTGTAAACCCACCTTCCGTCCTTTCCGCGCTTGCGAGTCTTGTACTTGGTGGGCTTCGCTTTGAAAAGATCGGAGAAGTTGGTGAAGGACTTGCTGGCTGGGCTTACCTCCCACTCTTCCGTCCTGTGTGGGTGGTCCTTCGGCATAGCATCACGCACAGGCATGATGACGTGTATCTCGCCATCGGCTCTTTCAATGATCATCTGGCTACCTTTGTCCTTGTAATACACGGACACTGAGCCTTTTGCGCCCTCAAGGGCGTCTACCAAATACCTTGCGTTCACCGAGATGCTCTTGCTGTCGCCTCCGGTGGGCTCGCCCGCAGTGGAAGGGCGCTTGGACTCCGCAAGAGCGATCCCCGCCATGCCCTTTTCCCTCTCGTCAACTTCAGGCGATATCACAGCCGAATGACTGGCTTGGGCTTTGTGGGCACCACCGTCTGCGTATAAATGAACGTAACCCGCCATGACACCCGGCGTCGATGCCCCCAGCTTCGCGTGCGCCAGCAGTGTTTCGGCGTCGAAGTCGTGGGTGTCATTTGCCTTCCGGTCATCCGGTATGACCTGCTTATAGTTTGGAAATTCACGTCCTCCACCCAGAGCATCTCGCGAACCCTCGCCGTAGCCCACCCCTTGTTTCACGTCATTCGATACTGGTATCAACGCCATCCTGTGGCCGTCCGTTGAAATCATGTACTGCTCGCCCTCGAAACGGTCTACTATGGACTGCTGAAGATTTAGTCGGAATTCGTCTGTAGATTGAAAATTTCTTGCCCGCTTGTGAGCGGCCTCTCCGCTCTTGTGCTCTTTTCTTTTCACATCAGCCAGGGCTAGTGGGCGGCTGATGACGCCTTTCACGGACGCTGCTTCGGTGAGCTTCTCGACCTTCGCCCGCCTGTTAGCCTCTCGTTTCGCCTTGTTTCGTCGGCTCCAGATAGGCATACCAGAGTTACCTTCCTCGCGCACTTCGTCTGCGACTTTCTTGAGAGCATCAAACGCTGGTTTTGATGACGATGAGGACAAATTGTCTGGGTCGAACCCGTCCAGCTTTCCACTCGCTTCCAATTCCATGACTTGGTCCATCAAGTACGAAGCCTGTGGCCCGGACATCTCGCCACCGATGGAGTGCCCGGTAGCTATGTTTGTCACTGTAACCCTTTTCGACTCAAGTTGCTTAGTGATGGCCCAGTCACCCTTGCCGTAGATGGTCCCATCGGTCAGTTTCTTTTCTCCACGGTGGACGATCTCAACCTTGCCCTTTTTCCCACGCTTTGCCTTGGGTGGACCTTTATCCGTGTACACACCTTGACCGAGGTATTCCCCGCCAGCGGCGATAATCTCATCGTGATTCGTGGCCTTGTCGGTGGTGCCAGAGCTTTTGTATCGGTTGTCGCCTCTCTCTTTGGCTACGCCAATGTCCTCGCCAGCGGGCTTCGGAGCTATTCCAAGTGGTGCCATGCCCTCCATCGCGGGAACTTGCGGAGTGACTGGCTTCTTTTCTTTCTGCTTTTTTTCGCTTTCTTTGGCCAACCCGCTCTCGCCATACTTGGACACTAGCTTGAGCTTGTTTTCCAAGTGGGCTTGCAATCGCTTTAATTTGCCTTTGATTCCTGTCGAATACCCGACACCAGTCCTAGTGACCACCGTGTCATCCTTTCTACTCGCTGCCTTCGCCTGTTCGATGGCGTGCTTTAGGTCTTTCTTTGACGTGGCTTTCAGTGCGTTTTTCGCGAATTCCGCGTATTGCCTGTTTAATTTTGCGCCGCCGTCAGACGAGGCCATTTGGCTCTTAAAATCAGCCCACTTTGAGCGTTCGTATTTGGCAGCGGGCTTCGGAGCCTCTTCTGTAGCGGCTGCGGGTGGCTTCTTGCCCTTGACCCGGTTCTCCCGAATCATCTCGTCCACAAATTCTTTCGGCAATTTCCCGTAGTTTTCAGCCGCCGTTGCGACCACGTTAAGAGCGTCTGAGATGCGAATGCCAGGAAGCAATTCCTGCGCTCTCTTGTATAGCTCTTTAATCGCTTCAGTGTCGCCCTTGTGATAGCCCGCGACCAAGCTCCTCAGACTTAGCTTCGAGTTCGCCTCCTGCTTCTTGGCGATCATCTTGTCGATGGCCTTGAGCATCTGGCGAAGAATATCTTTCTCCGACGGGCCTTTCTTTGGGGCTGGCTTTTTCTTTTCGGCGGTTTCTTTCTTGGGAGCCTTCTTCTCGCCCGGAGCCTTCTTCTCAGGTTTCGCTTCGAGTGCGTCTTTGATCTCGGAGCGCATCTCAATTAGCTCATCCAAATCGAAGTCGCGTACCATCGACTTAAACTCACCCATCAGCGCGTATGGATGCTTCTTAACGACACCCATCAACGTGCTTAGAAGGTTCCCAAAGCGGCCCTTCTTCTTCTTAGGTTTACCGTCTTCGGCGTAGGTGTACTCGTAGCGACCACCCTTGCCGCGTTTACGCTTGAGATACTTTGTGGGCTTTCCTTTCGCGAGGTCCGAGAAGGTGGTGGAGGCTTTTCTATAGCCACCCTTGTAGCCACCCTTTCCGTCCGGCTCCATGCCGGACAGGATGTTCTCCATGATGGCGTCGGTGTTTGCCTCGATGTAGACTTTCTCGGTGACACTAGACCCCTTCGGAATCCCACCCTTTTCACCTCGGTCTGCTCTTTCTCGCAGCATTTTATAGCGAGCTTTCGCGTGGTCTTTTGCCTTAATCTGCACCATTAAGCCCTGTTTCAGGCCAGCCATATAGCTCGTGTCTTTCTTATCTTTTTCGGACGTTTGCGGGATTGTCGTGCTAGACATCCCCTCCTTCAGGCCACGGTTGTAGTCTTTTTTGTTATGCCCCTCCGAGCTTAACTTATACTCAGGGTCCGGCTTGAACTTTTTACCACCCGACTTCCCACCGTCCTCTTTCCACGCAATTGTATGCTTGGCATCGGCCCACTTGCCGCCACGGGGTCCGATAAACGGACCCTTCCCCTTGCGGAGATCGTTGAGCCCACCATGAATTAGCGACGTAAAATCTGCCATAATTTATCCTTCTGTAAGCTCTTCAAGGTACCCGACCATGTCGCCAGCTACCTGCAATTCTGGGTATCCCGATGCGGTCATCATGCACGCATTAGCAAAGCTCTTGCGAGCTACGTTAGAGCATGTGTCGAGATCGTCTAACATCATCTCTGGGAACTCCGCAGGGATGTTGAAACCCTTCTTAATCGATGAAGCCAACGCTGTAGCCACGTCTGCTCGACTTGGACCACCTCGCATGATCGAAACGCTCTCTTCCAATGCGCCTTTTGTGAGGCTCACCACAAGCCGTGTGTTCTCATTGTCTGACTTAATCATCTTCTTTTCCTTCTTGGCACGATAGACGCCGTAGCCTTTCTTCATGTCCTTCACAAAGATCTCTACCTGCTCTTCGGTGTAATCCGGGTATGCGGCCTGAACAGCTTCTTTCGCGGACTTCCCGCTCTTCATTTCGGCCTGGACCTTGGCCATGTTTTTGACAATGTCCATTCCTTCGAGGCCCGAGAAAGACTTCTCAGCCTCTTCCTCTTTCATCCGCTTATACTCTTCCTCGCCACCAGCCGCCTCTTCGTCGAGCCGTTGTTGCAGCTTCTTGTCGCGCTTCTCGTCCTCGTCCTCTTCTTCGTCTGCGGCCTTTTTTAGGCCGTCAAACAAGGACATTTGCCCCTCGGACACCTCTTCTTCAGGTTCCTTCTCTTCCTTCTTTGGCTTCTTTGCAGCCTTGTAAATGTCGTTCAGGCTTTGAAAAGTCTTCATTGTGGGCTCCGAGTTGTTCAGTTCAAATTACTATGGAGTGGCTTTCAGTTCAACAAGTGTGTTTTTAACCGGGTTTTCGGTACAGCTTTCCGAGCTTGTCAAGAAGTGGCATAGCCTCTTCCATTCGCTTGCGCTCTGCATCGCCATCTGGGTCTTGGTCGAAATAATCGTCGTCGTCTGCGTTGTCGAGGTGCTCTTGAAAGCGTTCGCGCAAGATACCAATCGCGTGCCCTATCCCTTTCATGAAAGTCCAACCAAAATCAGGCGCTATGTTTGTGTCAGTTTGCAGCCGCCCGCCAACTCGCGCCATGTTTCCGTGATCCGACATTCTCACAACAACGGCCCGGTCCAACCGTCCTGATCCTCCCACCGCGCCGATGCCTGGAACTTTCAATTGTATGTACGCGCTGCCATACGATGCTCCACCTGAAAAATCAGTTTCGCCAACCTCTAGCCCCACCTTTTTGGCCCAAACCTTCATGGCGTCTATTTTTGCCGGTGCGTACCCGCCGTACGCGACATCGACCATGTCCGAAGCGTTTGCGTCATACCCAGCGTCATCGTGTTCGTTGTGGTCTTTAACGGCCTTGTTATACGCCTCTACCGCAGGCCCTTCTGCGCTCGCTCGCGCCTTCTTTCTCTTCTCCGAAGCCTCCCTTTTAAGCTGCCTCTTAGACTTTTCCTTCCACGCAATTGTATGCTTGGCGTCAGCCCACTTACCACCGCGAGGGCCGATGTAGGGACCGGATTTTGCTAATGACTTGCTTAGATTTCGATAAGCGTGGAGCATGTCTGCCCAATACGCTTTAGACTTGTTTACAGCCCCTGCCGCCCACTTGGGGTTCGTTTCTGCTTTTCCAAATACCGCTGCTGAAAAGGCTTCTGCCTCGTACTCGCTCCTGTTATCCATAGCGTATGCGCTTGGCATGTCAGAGTTAGACAGCGTGGTGAATACAGGCTCTCCCCACGGATCTAAGCCATCTTGCGGTACGCCTAAGTGCTTTTGCGCTATTTCGTTGTACTTTTTCGATCCAAGCGCGTTGAGTATTCGGCCAGCCAGTATATGGCCTAACTCGTGTACGATAATGCCCTTGATCGACCCATCTACCACCAGCCCTGCCGCCTCATCCCGTTGCTGTTTTAGCTTATTTACGTCCAGCCAAGTTGTGGGGTTGAGCTTGATTTTTTTACTGTCCTTAGTGGCGTGAGAATGGCCAAGATCATGATCTGCAATCACCACGCGGACATCTTGCAATTCTGGAAAAAGGCGGGTCACAAAAGTGACCGCCCCTGCTATTTCTGATTGAACCTCTGGCGGGAGTCTTGCTATTTCATGCCCCTTAGTCCTTGTTGTCTGTTTTTCCTTCCAGGCTATCGTATGCTTCGCGTCAGCCCACTTGCCACCGCGTGGACCGATAAAAGGCCCTGCCTTGTATAGATAGCCCTTGGCCTTTACAAGGTTCGCTAACTGCGAGAATGAATACGCCTTGTATACAAGCCCCCACTCATCATCGAACTCCATTCCCTCGGGGATGTGTTGCGTGTCGCATCTACAATTCGGGTGAACGGGCCAGATAGTAGCCTGCCACTGTGCGCGTTTTCGGCCTACATTTGTACCATTGTTTATGAGGTCGCTCGCCTTGAAAACCCGTGGCCTGACATCTCGTGTCATGTGTACACGTCGGCAATCAGCGCACGCGCTTGGCTCAGGTATTCTGGCTATGAGCGCGTCTGGGCCGTCCCATTCGATGGCCTCCAACACACTGCCCTCATTGTACGCACCCTGAAGCTCCGTTCGCGCTATCCGCTCCCAATTGCGACTCCAGTCACCAGTCCTGTGTGCAAGGTTTGATGCGAGCTTTTGCGCTGTACTAGATCTCCACTTCGTGTTGTTGGCGGTGGCTGCCGCCGTCTCTTCCCGAATGATATCGACAACCTCTGCACGCTTATCTGCGTCTGTCTCGCGCTCTATTTGCTCTCCGTTCCACACTTCCGCAAGCGTTGTTTCTGCTTCTGCTGTGACAATGTTACCTAGCCCTCGAACAAACGATCCTGCACGCTCCCTTGCTTGCGTCCAAGAGTGCCTCTGTAGGTCGGTCAAAAAGTCCGGTGGGTCCGGTGGTTTAGGCCCACCACCTCCCGATCCGGTCGGAGGAGGAGGAGGTGGTGGTGGAAGGTCAGGCGTATCGCCACCGATAGGTGTCACCGAGGGGATAGTCGGGGGTGGTGAACTTACCGAAGGGGCATCTCTGATGATTTGCTTGGCCCACTTCTTTGCGGGCCATCGGTCTGCCTGTTTTCGCCTCCCAGGTTCCATCGACTGCTTTGCGGCACCAATCATCATGGCCATCATGAGCGGGCGAGCAGCCAATACGTCCAGCCCTGCACGGGCTAAAATTGGTACCGGGATATCAGGAAGTATCCCCATACTTCGCAACTCAGCGACCCTTTCCAGTGGAAGACCGAGGCTTTCTCCAAAAAGATCGTAGAGGAACCCATCGTGGTGCGCGGATACTATGTCATCTATTTTTGGTGGTAAGGACATTAGACGCCATCGCTGACACGCTTCGCGATGTCTTTGACCATCGCCTTCATGCGCTTCTCATAAGCCTTACGCATTAACTCAACCATCTCATCGACAGCGTCCACTCGGTGGTCGTGTGTCTTTACGGCCTTTTCCAAAACCTCGTGGCCATCACAAGTGTGCTTTTGGAACGAATTACCCACCCCCAACCCAGCAAGTTCTGAGAACTCGCTTATAGCCTGTTCCAATTTTTCTACCGCGTGGCGACTGTCAAGCTCTCCTGAAAAGGATTCTTTTACGATTACTTTCACTAGGTCACCTCGATAGTGACCGTTCGGAGCCCTTTTTCTGTTTTCTCTTCAAAGGAGTCATTATAGTCGCCTTTGTCGCCTTCTTTTTTTCGAGGCTCTGGCTTCTTCGGCTTGCCACTGGGCACTTCCTCTTCTCCCTTTTCCTCGTCATCTTCGCCTTCGTCGCCTTTAGAGTCATCAAAATATGACCCGTAGTCGCCTTCTTCCTCGCCGCCCTCTTCTTCTCCACCCGCCGTTGCAAACTGCACGTAAGTTGGATCTAAGACCATGTCAGCAACGCTGTCTTCGAGTGGCGGTAGGTCGTGTTCTGCGCGGATTTCGTTTACGGTTTTAAACGCTTTTACAGCCTTCGTGTCTAGCTCTACCTTTTCTGATTCAGAGTGAGCGTCGAAACCTACGAATTGAATCTCAAAATCCTCGTCTACCGGGTAAACAACCCACTGATTCATCCATCCCTGTACGGCACGAACGAGCGGCCTCAACCCACGCTCCTTCGACGCGACAATTCGCTCCTCCGGCCCTTTTTGCGAGAGTGAAGCCGCCTGCCCTTCGTTGCCATACACGAAGCCTAGCTCTGCCGCGTCCAGGCCGTACACGCTACACAAGACTTTAAGGAGGAAAGACATCCAGTTGGAGTATTCCATTTCCTTGTTCGATTGGCTCATTGACACGTTTGAGATTTCTTCCTTCATCTCTGGGTCAAGCTGGATAATCGGTGTTCTCTTC